CCTATTACATTGCTTTGAAGCGGGCTCCTAACCGGGTTCAAATGCTAAAAGCCATGTATGAAGAAGAGTTTGATCGTGCCGCAACCGAAGACCGCGACCGGTCTTCTTTTAACGTAGTTCCTAATTACCAGTATTACAGGACAGGCTAATGGCTAAGTTTGCATCTGGAAAAAGCTCATACGCTATATCAGACAGGTCCGGTTTTCGGTATCTGTATAAAGATATGCGCCGAGAGTGGAATGGCTTGCTTGTTGGTCCGGATGAATATGAAGCAAAACAACCTCAACTAGGCCCTTTTAGAAAAGTAAGTGACCCGCAGGCTCTACAAAATGCAAGGCCGGATCGGGTAGAACCTCTTGACGTGTACGTCGGACTTCCTTTAGTAGAAGCCCCTAACTTAACGCCTGTCCCCAAAGCGGTCGGCGCGTTGGGAGAAGTAACGGTGACAACAACATGAGTTTTACATACGCAGGACTAAAACAGGCTATTCAAGATTATGCAGAAAACGACGAAACGTCTTTTGTAACTAATTTGCCTGTTTTTATAGAGCAGGCTGAAGAACGCATACTTAAAAGCGTTCAATTAAGCTTGTTTAGAAAAAATGCAAGCGGGGCAATGACAAGCGCAAACAAGTATTTGACGTGCCCCAGTGACTTTTTAGCTCCCGACTCCTTGGCGTTTACGGACAGTAGTAGTAATTCGGTGTTTTTAGACTTTAAGGACACTAATTTCGTACAATCTTTTAACCCGAACGCCTCGACCACGGGAAATCCACGGTATTACGCCGTTTTTGATGTAGATCATTTTATTTTAGCGCCTTCACCCGACGCAAGTTATGCTGTTGAGCTTCACTATTTTTACCGCCCCGCCAGTTTAACCTCTGTTGGAGAAACAGGGACTACTTGGTTGAGCGAAAATGCGTCGATAGCCCTGCTTTATGGTTGCCTTGTAGAAGCTTATATCTACATGAAAGGCGAGCAAGACATAATGGCGTTGTATGACAAACGTTTTGGAGAAGCTATTATGGGTCTGAAAATGCTTGGAGAAGCTAAAGAAGTGACGGATGAGTACCGCTCTGGCGTAGTTAGGAGGCCAAAACAATGAACATTCCATCTTTAAACATTGATCTTCCAAAGAATTATGCCGTAGAAGTCCACACTTCAAACGGTCGTGGGTTTAACCCGGAAGAAATTGCAGAACGCTGCGCTGACAAAATTATCTCAGTTTCAGACACGGCACACCCTGCCATACAAGCGCAGGCTCGTGCCTTTAAAGACAACATTGGTAAGCTTGTAGAATTTTACTTAGCAGAAGCTGTTAAAAATGACAGAACTACTGTATATAATGCACTAACCGACGCGGGACACCCGGAGCTTGCGTCACTTATCAGGAGATTGTGACATGGCCTTTAATGGTAACTTCATGTGTACGAGCTTTAAGCAAGAACTTCTTGAGGCCAAGCACAACTTTTTAGCAAGCGGCGGTAACACGTTTAATTTAGCGCTCTACACTAACAGTGCCACCTTTACGGCGGCAACTACTGCGTACACTTCGACCAACGAAATAACCAACACTGCGGGGAGCGCATACTCGGCCAAGGGCGTGGCACTAACAAACGTGAACCCTTCCGTCTCGGGTACTACCGCTCTCACCGACTTTGCGGATGCTTCTTTTAGTTCTGCGACGTTCACCGCCCGTGGAGCTTTGATCTTTAACGACACCGCTTCAGGCGACCCATCAGTAGTTGTTCTGGATTTTGGTGCGGATAAAACCGCCACTAACGGAACTTTTACAGTTGTCTTCCCGGCGGCTGACGCCAGCAACGCGATTATTCGGATAGCCTAATGGCCGACATGGTAGTTGCCTATTTAGGGTGGAACTCTTCTAGCCAAGGCTGGAATGGTGGCACTTGGGGCAACAACGTGGCTCTGCCCGGATCAACGGGCTCTGTAGGGTCAGTTGTTGTTGCGGCAACTGCCGTTGTCCCCGTTACGGGGTTAACTTCCACAGGCTCCGTAGGATCAGTTTCTGTCACAGCAACAGCTAGTGTGGCTGTAACGGGAATAGCTGCAACGGGTTCTCCCGGAGCGGTGACGGTTACGGGAACCGCATTATTTGACGTAACAGGGGTCTCGGGAACGGGACAAGTTGGCGATGTTTCGGAGCTTATTGAAATTGACGTTGATGTACCCGTTACGGGTCTTTCAGCCACGGCCTTGGTAAACTCCGCCACAATACTTGTTTGGGGTGGGATTGTTCCAGATCAAAATCCGGAGTATAGTACCATAACGCCGTCTCAAACTCCAGTGTGGACAGAAATTGCAGCGTAAGGATTTAAAAAATGGCTAGTACATATGTAAATGACCTAAGATTAGAAGAAATCGCTACGGGCGAGCAATCTGGCACTTGGGGCGATACAACAAACACAAATTTAGAATTAATTGCGGAAGCGTTCTCTTTTGGCACAGAAGCCATAACAACAAACGCCGACACGCACACAACTACGATTGCGGATGGGGCCACTGATCCCGGACGCTCAATGTTCTTGAAGTACACCGGGACTTTAGATTCTGCTTGTACGATCACAATAGCGCCAAACACGGTTAGCAAGTTGTGGTTTATTGAGAACGGAACCTCTGGTTCGCAGAACATTATTATATCTCAAGGGTCTGGGGCTAACATTACAATCCCACCGGGCGACACGAAAGCCATCTATTCAGATGGCGCAGGCTCTGGCGCGGCAATGGTTGACGCCTTTGCTTCTTTGTCTGTTGTTGATCTCAAGGTTCAAGACGATCTGACGGTTACGGATGATCTGATTGTAGGCGGTGACATTGATCTTGAAGGCAGTATCGATGTTAACGGCACGGCAAACCTAGACGTTGTAGACATTGATGGCGCTGTGGATATGGCATCTACACTAGCCGTAACAGGCATTGCCACATTTACTGACGATATAATCATTGGCGATGGCAAGACTATTGGCTCTGCTTCAGATGTAGATGCAATGACCATAGCTGCCAATGGACAAGTTACATTTACACAAACACTGATAGGTACAGCCTTAGACATATCTGGTGATATAGACGTAGACGGTACAACAAACCTAGACATTGTAGATGTTGATGGTGCCGTAAACTTCGCCGCTGACGTAACCTTTGCAGATGGTGCAGATATTATCACTGCTTCAGCAGGCACAAGTAACGTCCGTGTAGGTGTCAACGCAGGTAACTCAATAGCCTCTGGCGGTAACTACAACGTAGTCGTGGGCGATGAGGCAGGTACTGCTTTGACTTCGGGTGATCAGAATGTGTTGATAGGGTATGCCGCAGGAGATGCGATTACTACTGCTTCTGACAACACCGCTGTTGGGTATAACAATTTAGCTAATAATACATCTGGTCAGAAAAATGTTGCCCTTGGGTCTAGGAGTATGCAAGCTAATACTACTGGATACGGCAACACAGCCGCAGGCTATCAATCTTTAACTGCAAATACTGAAGGACTTTTTAATGTTGCGTTTGGACAAGACGCACTATTAGGAGCCACAACCGCTAGTTCCAACACAGCTTTAGGATACCAATCTCAATACACTACTACGACAGGAGGGTCTAACACTTCGGTGGGACGAGGGGCGTTATTTAGCAATACAACAGGGTCAACTAATGTCAGTATAGGGTATCATTCTCTACTCGTAAACACCACAGGCGCATCAAACGTAGCCGTGGGCGGAAATGCTTTAGATGCTAATACAACAGGAGATTTCAATATTGCTGTTGGTTTAAATGCTTTAGGAGCTAACACAACAGCGGATTACAACACCGCAACAGGACACCACTCGTTAAAACTCAACACCACAGGATCAGAAAACGCAGGGTTCGGTTCCTTTTCTTTACAAGCCAATACTGAAGGCGCTAGTAACGCAGGGTTTGGGTATCAAGCATTAGATGCAAACACTACAGGCGATAGTAACGTAGCAGTTGGTCGTGACGCACTATTATCCAACACCACCGCAGACAATAACAATGCTTTAGGTATGAGCGCAGGGTATAGCACTACAACAGGTCATTCTAATAACTT